AGCAAAACAATGATTAAGGTAACTTTATATTATGAAGATAGCACACTAGATTATAGCAGCCCACCATGCAAAGATGTCTTTGTAAAAAACGAAGAGGAATTCTGGAAGATTTACAACTCAAGCAATGAATATATTAAGTGCGAAGATGAGCTTGAAGGTGCTTTTAGTGTTTATCTAAAGAAAGACAAAATTATAGAAATTTGGATTGAAAAAGTGATAGGAGATTAAAAATGAAGTTTGAAGAATTAAAAGAGATGGTTTTAAACGCTAATTACCTTATAGAGAAAGGCAAAACAATAACTACAATTTCGGGAAAAACAGAATACGGACGTTTCGCTGTGATAAAAATTTCAGAAGTTGCTGAGAATGCTTTTTCCGCAGAAATGAGTTTTTGCGGTTTTTGTGATTTTGTAGTGTTAGAAGCGGTGATGGAGTATGTAAAAACACCAGTAGAGAAAAGACAAGAAGAAAGAAAATATTATTTAAGACACAGATTTTTGTGCGGATTTGAGAAATGTGTTTTTTTGAATGTTGATGAGCTTAACAAAAGATTATATTTAAGCGACAAAATACAAAGCAGTGATGTGCAAACTGAGTTTACACAAAAAGAAATTGACGAGATAAAAGAAAAATACAATACAGATTTAAAAGATTTTGAAATTATTGAGGTGGAATAATGAAAAAGCTAGAAACCATTGTTACTTTAATTCAGAAACCTACTGAGGTTGAATTTACTTGTCCTTGCTGTAAAGCAGATGTTTCTGAGGACTTTGAAGATTTTTTAGATGACCAAGGTTTATCATGGAGTGAATTTTCTGATTGGCAGTATGACCCAATTAAATGTCCTTTTTGTGAAAATGAAATTGAAGTTTTTTATGAATTTGATTGAGGTTAAGAAATGAAACTTACTAAGAAAGAAAAGCAGAAACACTTATTTAAAGCTATTTGTTTTGAAGCAGATAAGAACAACGAGGTTAAAAGTGCGGCAGGGGTATTATATAAAGCCATAACTATTTGCCCATCTTTGGAAGTTATTGAAGATATAAGAAAATGGAGTAAAGAAGAATGAAAAAATTTAAAATATCTTTTAATTTTGAAGCAGATGACGATTGGTCTGAAGTAGATGTTAAGGAAATGGTTGAAAAAATAATAGACCCTATATATCACTTAGGTGATGCAAGTGTCGGAGAAATAAATGTGGAAGAAATTGAGGTAGAAGCGTGAATACAATAACAATTAATGATTATGAATTAAATTTAATTCATGGGCTTTTAGCAGATGAAGAAATAAGGTTAAAAAAAGCCTATAAGATTCTTTCAAAGAATGGCGATAATTTTGAAAACACAAAAAATTATATAGAAGAAGTAAATAAATTAAGAAAGAAATTTACGGAAATAGACGATACGGAAGATTATTTTGAAGTTGCTGACAGAATTGAAGATTACAACTTAGATAATAAATGAATTGAGGTGAAAGAATGTTTGAAAAATTAAGTAAAAAGATTATTAAGTGGGCAAAGGATAGAGATTTACTCCATAGGAAAAATGCTCCTAAGCAGTTTTTAAAATTTATTGAAGAGGTCTTTGAATTTAAGGCTGAGATGGACCAAGTTGAAAGGGTAGAACACGAGAAACTAAAGGAAATCTACAAGGATAGGATGAAGCTTGAAATGGGAGATATCTTTGTCACTTTAATTATTCTTTGTGAGCAACTTGGAATTGATGTTATTGAGTGCCTTGGAAGAGCCTATATAAAAATTGAAAAGAGAAGTGGGAAAACAATTAATGGCACTTTCGTTAAGTCGGAGGACTTATGATGAATGCAAAGGTGTCTTTTAATTCCCTATAAAACTTTTAGGGATAGAATCAGAATTGTAAATTATTATGAAAGAAGAGGCTACTATATAGAAGTTTGGGATGGTTATATTTATTGTTATAGGGGGAAATAATGACTAAGGAGCAGTTAGGGCAATACAAGTGTCTATGTCTTGAAATTAAAGAACTAGAGAATAGGCTTAACAATTTAAAAAGGCAAGAAGTATCTGATAAGGTTATTGCATCTGCTTCTGATTTTCCTTATAACCAGTATCAACTTAAGATTCAAGGTTATGAAGATGATAAGTACATAGAGAAGATAAGAGCAAGACTTATCAGAAGGATTAGAAGATGTAAGAAGCTTAGGCTTGAGATAGAGGATTTTATAGAGGAGATAGAGGACTCAAGAATCAGGTTAATATTTGAGTTAAGATATATTCATGGCAAAAGCTGGGTATATATATCTAATAAACTAGGTAGCAGTAATGAGAGCTATGCTCGCAATATTCATGATAGGTGGTTAAAAAATGTTTGAACAAGATATTAATTTTGATATTGGGAAAACTTTAATAGGCTGTTTAGAAGAATCAATTGAAGAAACATTTCCATTTGTGAAAATGGGGAACATTGTTATTGGTGGGTTAAAAGAATCACTAGATGATTATACAAATAAGCAATGTAAATATGTTATAAATAATATGGTAAAAAACATAAGTGATTTTAATAAAAATACTACTGATTTTGATGATAAAACTAAGAAAGTTATTGCTAGATTTTATAGCAACAGAAAAAATGAAGCAAAAAGATTATATAGGGTAGTATCAAATATAGCAGATGAAAAAAAGTTGGAATATTTAATAAACCTGTATACAAATTTTTTAAGTTTGCAAACAAGTAAAGAAATATTTATTAATGCCTTAGATTTTTTAGAAAAGGCTAACACCTATGAAATAGGCTTCGCAATAAAGTTATATAATAAAGAAAGCATAGAGGATGACTTAGGTTATATATACATAAAAAAACTCGTTAATTATAATCTAATAGATCCAAAGTGGGGAGCTTTGAGTGGTCCTCCAACAGATCCTAATGCCTATAAATTGAATGAGTACGGAACAAATATAATAAAGTCACTTGTAGATAACAAAAAAGCAATAAATTAATTTGAGCGTTTTGTGCGATTTTTGTGTGCTAGTATATATTATGAAAGAATGTATGTAGTAGTAAGGGTTCATGATATGTTATGGATTTCAATCAATTTTAACACTCCCCCAAGAGACCTCTTAGTAGGTCTCTTTTGTTATGCACAAATTTATTTTGGAGGTGATGGTGTATGAAATTAAATGCGAGAGATAAAAAGTTTGCTGATGAGTACATCAGAACTGGAAAAATAATTGAGTCAGCAATTAAAGCTGGCTTTGCTGAAAGTACATCAAGGGATAGGGCGGCTGAGTGGTTAAATCCTAATTCAAAGTCCGCTAAGCTTTCTGTTTTAGAATATATAAGTGAGATCAATAAAAAAATTGAAAAAGAAAAGATTGCTGATGCTAAAGAAATTCAAGAATTTTGGACTAAAACTTTTAGAGACGAAGAAGTTGAAATGAAGGACAGAATTAAAACTAGTGAGTTATTAGCTAAGGTTCAAGGTGCTTTTGTTGAAAATATTAATCTCACAGGGAATATAAAAACTAATAATCCCTTTGATGATTTAAGCGTAGAGGAACTTAGAAAGTTGATTAAGAGTGACTAGGAGGTTTGTTATGGCTATTGACTATGAGATAAAGAAACAAGCTAAACTTGCTCTTGCAAGAAAAGACTTTTACTATTACTGCCAACTTAAAACTCCAAAGTTTTATAAGGAAGGCAGAGCTTATTTAAAAGAGTTTTGTAACAGCTTACAAGCTTTTATAAGTTCAGATAAAAAAGTTCTCATAGTTAATATGCCTCCGTAGCTTAGACATGGGAAGACTTTTACAATAGGTCACTTTATACAGTGGCTTTTAGGAAATGATAACTCTTTAAAAATAATGACTGGATCATACAATGAAACTCTTTCTACTTCTTTTTCTAAAATGGTAAGAGATTCTATCACAGAGAAAAAGGCAGATAAGAATAAAGTTATTTTTTCTGATATTTTTCCACAAACAAACATAAAACAAGGCGATGGTGCAGCCAATCTATGGAGTTTGGAAAAGGGGAACAATAATTATTTAGCAACTTCTCCAACAGGAACTGCAACAGGTTTTGGTGCAAATATAATTGTAATTGATGACTTAATAAAGAATGCAAGTGAGGCTAATAATTCTCTAAATAGGGATAAACAATGGTCTTGGTTTACAGACACAATGCTATCTCGTTTAGAAGGCAATGAATGGAAAATTATAGTTGTTATGACTAGATGGCATTCGAAGGACTTGGCCGGCAGGCTTATTTCTCACTGCAATGAAAATAAGATTAGTTATAAACAGATATTATACAAGGCAATAAAAGAAGATGGATCTATGCTTTGTGATGATATTTTAAATTATGATTCTTACACAATTAAAACAAAAACAATGAGTCCAGAAATTGCTCTTGCTAATTATCAGCAAGAGCCTATTGATTTAAAGGGGACTTTATATAAAAGTTTTAAAACTTATGATGAAATTCCTAAGAATATGTTTGGTAATTATAAGTTTACCGAAATTAAGTCCTATTGTGACACTGCAGATACTGGTGATGATTACCTTTGTAATATTATTTATGGTGTGTTAAATAGAGAAGCCTATATTTTAGATGTTTATTATACAAAGGATCACATGGAAATAACTGAAAAAGAAGTTGCAAAAAGGCTAACTGAATTCAAAGTAAACAATGCACTTGTTGAAGGGAATAATGGTGGAAGAGGATTTGCAAGACAAGTTGAAAGAAACATGAGAGAACTTGGCAATCACAAGACTATTATAAGAACATTTCATCAAAGCAATAATAAGAATGCGAGAATACTTAGCAATGCTACTTGGGTTATGGAACATATTTATTACCCAAGCAACTGGCACAACAAGTGGAATGAGTATTTTGTCAGTATGAAAGAGTATCAAAGAGAAGGTAAGAATCCACATGATGATGCACAAGATGCAACTACTGGAGTTGCAGAAAATATAATAGAGGCAGGGGGTTTATATTTTGGATAATATATCTCCAAAAATAATTAGAAAGATTCTAGATGATTATAGGAATAGTGAAGATTACAAGGATATCTTAACAAGTTATAGGTATTACAATAATAATCAGGACATATTAGACAAAAAGAGATTAGCTATAGGTGCAATAAAAGGGACTAGAGAAGAGGTCAATAATTTACCTAATAATAAAAT